TCCAAGTTTCCAGTTAAACGAAGATGTACGTCGTTTAACATCTCCAAGCACACCAAACAATAAACTGGAGAGGGATAGAATAGACGAAAAACAGCATCATCTATCGTCCACTCCAATTCATCGAAAGCTTGCTCGTGAATCAGTGTCTCCAAACAATCAAGATCACTCATTTAGAATCCTTTATTTGATCTTGACGTTGCATATAATCCATCACAAGCGCCTCCACGAATTGCCGAAGCGTCTTACATTCTTTTACCGATTGAACGCGCATCTGATGATGAATCTCTCGATCCATTTCAATATGAAGACGTACCTTATCGTTCATAACGACACCTTGATTGCTCTTTCTCTCTTATTGCCTTCATCAACTCAGGATCAACAAAACCATGATGCTTATCCATCCACACATAACCATCGTGGACATATTCGAGTTCATAGCGATTGCAACGAGTACAGACATTCTTTTCTGTCCACTCGTTTAATTCTTCCATGTCCTTGAAAGTAGAACCTAATACAATACCTTCTCCGGTATGCTTTGAGTAAAGTCGGATACCATACTTCATCGTTGACAAGACTCCAAGATTGAGTTAGTATCCCGTTCTACCGAGAGGCGATACTGAACGAACACGGGATCACATTCGTTCCATTGCTAATGACTACGCAGCATCCCGATAGACAGACATTTCTTTACTATCGGAAAGCGGGCCACAAAGAGATTCGTAAGCCTTGCGAGCTTGATTAGCAACACCTAGCATCGTATTGATCGTTGGTGCAAACAACTTCAATGTTTCTAGGTGTGTTCTCGCAAGCTGCTTTTCCTCTCTTGAGAGGATTGGACGAGCGCCGCGAAACTTCACTTCCGAACCATCAATTCTTGATTCATAACATTCTTCGCCTAATGCACGAGAAAGATCACGAATAATGTCATCAGTAATCGACGAAGCACTATCAAATGATCTTGCACTATCTCGCAATAAGTTACTACCAAAGGAAATCAATTGGAATCCCTTTCCACGATCAGCAACCCACAAAGAAGTGTATTGCTTATCTTCGTAATCATTGAATACCTGACCACGACGCAACTGCGTATTTACGCGCTTAGCAATACCAATCCTTCTCTGTTGACGCTCAAAGATGGGTAATCCATCAATACCGCAGAACTCATCAAACTCCTGATAGCCAACAAAACTGTTTGGCTGATAATTGGACTTGATGAATACAACGATTTCACTGACTGTCTTCATTTGTAACTCCGAGGATTAAAGAACACGCTACGAGCAATCACTTTGCTCAATACATCCATGAATTTTCCGGCAGATGGGCCTTCGACTGCCGTAAAGTTATGTTCCCTCATAACACTTTCCAACTCGGCCAACGTCCCGCTAAACCGATTGCCGTCAGTAACGGCCTTATCGAGCAACTTGATTAACTCAAGCTTAGGGTCTTTATTTCCTTCACTCGATTCTTGTTCTTTTAACCTCATTGTGTTCTTGAACTCTTTGAAGTTTTGATGAACAAGATTAGTAATCTTATCGGCAGTAACCTCTCCGTTATTCTCTTGCAATTTACTTCTAATTGCTTTTGCAAAAGGAAGCAGACTTTCCGTAGTTAGGAATGGACTAATCTCCGAATGAGACACTGCCACACGAAATGCAGCGCCATGTGCCTGACGATCAAAGACTTCGCTCGCACGAGCGTCATACCATTCCCTTCGTTGAATAACGTCTTCCTTCTGCTTTGCGCGAACATCAGACAGACAAGCTTCTGACTCGACCTTCGCCTTCGCAACCTGCGCAGCTTTAATCTTCGCTTCCTTCGTTTCATTAACTTGGTTCTGCTGTTCAGCCGCTTCAACTTGCTTCTCTTTCAAGAGACGTTGACGTTCAGCAATCGCTTTCTGCTCTTCTGCATCACGAGCAGATTTAGCTTCTGCATCAGCCTTTCGTTGTTCAGCAGCCAGACGATCCTGTTCTTCCTTGATCCGATCAGCTTCTTCTTGCGCTTCACGTTCGATCTTGGCTTGTTCAGCAGCAATTCGAGCGGCTTCTTGGCGCTTAGCTTCTGCCTTCACTCGTTCTTCTTCGGCCTGCAACTCAAGTCCACGCTTTGCGCGAGCGGTCAGCGGCAACGAAGTAAGAGCCTGTTCAATATCGCTCTTGGTTTCGGAAAGCATATTGGAAAGAATTTCACGACCAATTCCATACTTGACGCCACGAGAATAGGCTCTTGCTCCAATATCGCCATCACCACCAAAATATTCACGCAACTTTAAGCTGCTATTTTTAGCAGCTTTAACGCCAAAAAAGTTACATCTATCTTCTACAGCATCATCCCAAGTCGGATAGGCTTCAAAAACTTCATCGTCCCACCATTCACGGCGAACGCTGACCATCTCATTACAATGCGCGACCTTATTGCGATGGATGGAGTTCTCGTAAGCCAAGGCTTCCTGCAAGCTATTGACGCCGTTAAACTCAACGATCTCAACAGCGACTTCGTAATCAGGCCCAAACAAGTCAAGACCAGCGGCTAACCGATGATGACCAAACCGCAATTCGATCTCGTTCTTCTCGTTACGAATACCCTGTAGGTTATTCCAGAACCCGGTATCGTTAATGGATTTCTTCAATGCATCCAAAACTTCCTGTTCGAGTGGATAACGGTCTAGCTTGCGAAAACGATTGGGTTTGATTTCACCCAGTTTTACACGCACAAAGTTCGCGTTATCAGTCACTTTAATCATCCTCATTTTATCAACCTCTCGGATTTTGAGCCTGTATTTCACAAGCTCCGCTCAACAATAGAGCTAAGGCTATCACCTAACCTTAGCTCTGTCAAGACCCATCGTCAACAAACCCACAATCAGTCTTTATTCAATCAAAACGTCTCCACGTCCGAGCGCCGATCTAAATAGCTTTTCGAGACTGGGAACTTCACTTCATGATATTGCAGTGAACTGTTCTCAAACCATAAACCAAACTTGCCTTCGACACCCGTTTCACGATTCTTGACGATGGAGAGAATGGTATCGGGCGGATGATCTTCGGTGGACGGTTCGACTTTCTTCTTTCTACCATAAGTAGGAGTCGGTTCTTCATCGTTCGGATCAGGCCGTCGCCAAATGGAAATCACGCTACTGGCTTCATCGGTAATCGCAGCGGCCCCTCGCACTCCAAACTTGCCCGGTCGATTCGCTTCACTTTCGGGCTTTCGTTGATGCACAACTAAGTGCGTGGTCGCTTCGTATTGATGATTGAAGTCGCACAAAAGATCGACGAAACTCTTTTGTCCATCGTAGTCATCTTCACGAATCCCGACCTTCGTGAGTGAATCACAAATGAAGTTGCGAATGTCATACCGTTTAACCGCATACTTGAAGACTTCCAACACTCGTTGAGTTTTCACGGTGCCCAAGATATGCACCATCCAACATTTATCACTCAACCATTGCATCGCTCGTCTGATCGTCGCTTCATCGGGCCTCGCTTCGCCAGTAATCTGTCTGACCATGCGATAGAGCGTGACCTTACTCGGCATTTCGAGGGAGCAGATGCAGAACTTCTCGTGATCGACCATGCCCTGCACGGCCACTTGGTTCAAAATTGAGCTTTTGCCGCTGCCGGAGTAACCCGTCCAGACAATTAACTCTTCTCTCTGGAAGGTTAATGCGTTCGTCACGCTCTTCCAAGGGGTCTTCATCCCTTGATACGAACCGGGTTTGGGGAAGAACTTATCAAGAACATCATCGGTGAAATAGTCGGCGGGTTTCAATTCGGCAGGATCGAGGCACTTGGAACTGAGTAAATAACGATGAAAGGTTTTAATCCCCTTCGCAAAACATTCATTGGCGTCTTTGTAGGGCAGTTGAATGACTCGAATCCGTTCACTGCCTAATCGAGTAATGATTTCCTTCTCGGCTTCCTTTCCAGGGCCGTCGTTGTCCATCGAGAGATAGATCGTATCGAATCTTGATAAGCGATCATAGTCTTGATCAATCCAGTCTTGCTTCTTGCCGCCGCCGCCGCCGTTCGGTATCGAGAGCGCCGGGAGTCCGCATTGATGATAGGTAAGCGTATCTCCTTCGCCCTCGGTCAATATAACAAAGCGGGTGGTCGGATAACGCAACTCCAGCGCATCCCATCCAAACAAACACGGTTCAGCATCCTTCTCTTGCCGACACTGTTTTTTCCCTTCCGCCGTGCGTTCAATGTGAAGGTACTTCGCGTTAATGAATAGCCCTTCACGAAGGTAAGGAAACACGATCCACTGGCCTTGATCTTCGGAAACCCGAAAGTCTTCGAGGCATTGATCGGTGAAGCCACGTGATTTGAGATACTGATAAACCTTGCCTTCCTTGTTGAGTCGTTGCACGGACTTCGGCTTCGGGGGTCGTTTATACTCTTTCTTGGGCCGACTGTCTTGGCCGTCGTTCACAATCCCCATAAAGGAACAGGCTTGGGCCATCGCTTCACCCAACCCGACCGATTGTGTGGTACACCACAGATCGAGCAGATCGCCGAAGGTCTCGCCGGTGGCGAAGTCGGAGCCAACCCCGGCCTTATCCCCATCAAGAACGATCTTCAAGGATCGGCCTTCCCCTCCGTAAGCATCCCCCGCACACCATTCGTGACCGATGCGTTTACCGTTCGGCAAGAGATGCTTGCACACCTGTTCCGCATTGCGATTCAGGGCTTGAGAGAGTTGAGCGGGGGTGGTCATCGGAAATCCTCTGGAAAGGCACGGTAGGGCGTCAAAACGGCGATTCTGGGCGTTTTCGACGCAAAGGCTGATCGTTGAACGATTCGGTTATAGGGA